GGGTGAGTTCGAAAAGATAGACAACAACCGTTTAAAGTTCACTGGCCAAGCGAAAAAGCGCGGTGGTGTGACTGGCGACGAAATGGAAATATACTCACTGGCGGATGCCAATGTGGTCCTCAAGGCGCTATCGAGATTGCGCTCGTTCGCAAATATCGCTTCACTAGCTGGCTTGAAAGCGGAGCGACATTACAGCGTAAACGAGTTGGTCAACAACCGAACCGCTGGACCGCTTAACAAGTTCATGCGTGACCTGATTGACCGATTCCCGATCACTCTTGAGGGCCATCGTCGCGATTGGGTATTCAAAGATACTCGCGCTATGTATGCCAAAACTTGCTTTGAGCTATTCTTCAAAGACGACAAGCGCTGGGCGAAAAAAGACGAAAACATGTTCTACCAGGAGCTGCTTGGCCACCACGATACCGACGCCCAAAACCACTACATGCAATTCAAAATCCATAACGCTGGCGCGAAGTGGGAACCGATAGTGGACGACTCACCAGAGCGACGCATCAACGCTATGAAAGCAATGAGCGATAATGAGTGGATAGCGGCAAGAGAGAGCCGTTCTAGCCTGCACAAGGCCGTCATAGAGATGATAGAAAAAGACCCTTGGCGCACCATTAAGCCAATTGATATTCGTAAAGGTCGAAACTACGCCATGGTGAAGCAATATCTTGAGGTGGTGGAAGATGCGCTGAAAATTGACCATTCTCTTGACGCGATCATGGAACGAAAAGCCGAGGAATACTCCAAACCAAAAACCGAGGAAAAGCCTGTAGAAAAAGCCAAACCGGAAATGGAAAAGTCTACCGAGCAAAGCAGCGAGCCTGTTCAGCCAAAATTCAAGGCACATAAGAACGACGATGGCACCTGGCTGGTGGATGTCACTATTGGTGATGAACATAAACAAGTGAACGATGTCGAAGCAGCCAATATGATGGATGCATTCAAAAAGGCATGGCAGCACATCGAGTTAATCAAAAACCTGCCAGAGACACCGCCAGAGCCCGTACTGAAAAAAGAGGGAGGCATGTGGCGCTCGTATATTCTGATTAACAACAACGTAAGCTGTGAATGCTGGAACCCTAGAAAGCAGGACGCAAAAACCGCCAGTATCGCGATGTATAAAGAGCAGTACCGGAAGTTGAACGCATAAGGCCAATCTGGACACTACAGCAAAGCCGCCACTTAGGCGGCTTTTTTATGTGCGTATAATCACAAGTGTTCATACCCTCGCTTGCTATATTGTTGCATAATCCGCTTCCATTACTGGATTGGCAAAATAATAAGGTTTGGCTATGGCTCTATTAAAAATTGTTCTTGGTGTGTTTATGGTTGGTGTGGTTGGCGTGGCCAGCTTTCTTTGGGGGATGCCTGGGTTCGTCGGAACGGCATTACTGGCGGTCATTATCTCGTGGTCGATAAGCAAGCGAGAGAAAGAGGAACTGGAACAAAAACGCCACCAAGAGATGCTGGATGCAATCGCAGCGAATAAAGGTGAAGAAGCGAAATAAAGAAAGGCTGGAATTATCCAGCCTTTTTTCTATCTACGCCCATGGATGCCATGAACGTTGTTGGTGTGGTAGTTGGTGCGTGGGGTTTCTTCTTCCCAATGTATCGGCTTGTCGTCCTTGATAGCGATGAAATACTTACCCTGCATGAAAAAGCCAAGCACCACATGATTTAGTGGGATGGCGTATTCCTCTGTCATGCCATCGTCGTCCCAAAAGAACGAGATGATGTTCACCAACTTCACCTTTTGCATTTTTCCCTTAAACGCATAATCGCATACACCACCGTAAGGTTCGTAGGCCAGCTCGCCGTTCTTGCGCTTGGCTGGGATGGTGTTGCCCGTAACGTGTTCGCCAGCCAATGCTTTGTGCTCGTTGATAAGAATGCTGCCGTAATGGTATCGGTGTCGAATACAAGTCATTAGATACACTCCAATATCGCTTGTTTAACCGAGCCTGCCCAAGCCTCTGCGTCGCCTATAAAGCTATCTAGACCATAGCTCAGCATCGTCATAGCCACATCGAACGGACGAAGCTTGTGCTGTTGGACCGCGATATTCGCAACCTCAATCACCAAGCTGCGCTGATCTTTGCTGAGTGCGTGGGTGGCTGTTTCTGGGAACTCGATAGAAGGACATTCCCCCCTCCCCTCTATATGCGCTGGACGCCCGTCGTTACTAGTATCTTGGGCATGATTTTGTGATCCACCCTGCGCAGTATTGTTATTAATAAACAGTGGCGAAGGTGGATCATATTTTGGCGTAATCTGATCGTCGATTTCCTGCATGAATGGAGCGAACGCCGCCGCCATTTCGTCGCGTAGGTCCGTTAGGCCCGTTAGGCGACATTGCTCGTCTAGCTTGTCGAAACGCACCTTGTAACCTGGCTTGAATGCCGTCTCGCTTAGGTCATTGATAAACGCTGCCACTTGGCGTTGGATGGTATCCACATCAAGCGATTCAGAGTCTTGCAAGCTCTCTTCAATACCTTGAGTACGTAGTGCCACTAGCGTTTTCACTGCTTCCCATTCTGGCAAGTGAACAAAGTACGCATTCACGGCCTTGCGATTGTTGATGCGCTTTTTGCGTGATTCAATAGGCACACCAAACGAGCGCAGGTGGTTGTTAAACCATTGCACTGGCTCTTGTAGCGTCTTTTCCGATACGGTGATGCCTGAGTACTTGTAGAGGCGGTCTTGCGTGGATTTCTTGCGCAGCCAATCGTAAAGCGCAGGGCGAAGCTCGTCTGCGGTCCACTCTTTGCCGTTGTAGTTCAACTGCTCATCAATGCCAGCCACTTGCAGCAGCTTCACCAAGTGACCACGTTTAATGGAAAGGTGACGCCAGCTCACTCGGCTCTCGGCGTGATTCACGTCTTTTCTGTCTAGCGCGTGGGCCGTGTCTTTGCATACGTTTACCCAGCCTAGCTTTTTAATCGCATCCACAAAGCGAGATTTATTTTGCTTGTAGGTAAGCGCCGTGATGATTGCGTTACGCTTTGACTCAGGAAGCGTTAGCGCGTTGTCGATGTCGTTATGCTTCGCGTTCGCGCCATCTTTCGCGAACTCCTCGTACACCTCTTTGGCGAACGGCAGCAAGCAATCCAATTGCTCATCGTTGGCCGCATCCAAATGTAGGTCGTAATTCACTTTTGATTTAGTGATCTCGGTTGGTGTGTAGTCCTCACCGTTGCGCATTACCGTAGTGAACATGTCACCAACATGCACTGGTGCTTGCTCAATATCGCGTAGCGTCACACGGTTGTTGCGCTCTTTCGCTTCTTCGCGAACTGTTGCACCAAAATCTGCTGCCAGTTTTTGCTTTGCCACTTCAATGATTTCATAGCCACCCTTTGCAGCCAACTCCAAAAAGCGAGCGCGGTAGCGGTTAGAAGATTGGTTCTGCTTCGCCTTAACTTGGCAGAATAGCCATTCATAAACAGGGTTGCGCGAGATGTAGTTGCCCGTGGTTGGGTCAATATCTAGCACCTTCATCGTCTCGGCAGATACTTGCTCGATCAACTTGTCTTGAATGTAAGTTGGGTCGGTTGGCTCGCTGCGTTCTGCGTTATCTAGGTAAACGTGAAACTCTTTCACATCACGCGCTCGGTTTAGACCTTGGTGGCCTTCCTCTGCCGTGCCTACGCGAGAAGACAAAAAGCCGATCGTCTTATCGAACTGGTGAGCGCTTGACTTAATATCGAATCCGGTACCGAGCGTTGGCGATGCAATCAGTACATCAAGGTTAGGTACGATAGCATTGATATCTTCTAGCGCTTTTTTCACTTCCTCAGTGCCAGTAACATCCGCATGCACGACCAAAACCGCGCCATCGTAGTGCTTGCGCTCTCTTTCTTGCTCGATGGCAGTGCCAATCGCTTTTACTTGCTCTTTCGAGTTGGCGTAGATGTAGCGCTTACCCTTAGCCATGATTTGCTGCATGACTTCTTCTAGCAAGTGATCTTTCGATTCGTAGACGTACATCTTTTTGCCCTTGGCCACTTGGAATGTATTTTGGAAATACACGCCAGTGTGCATGCCAATGAATTGGCAAAAATCGAACGTTAAGTTACCCAAGTGTGCATCCGCTAGGATTTGGGTTTCGCTGTTTTTAAGAACAAATTGCAGGTAGTTTAGGCATTTCTCACCGTACTGGATGGTTTTTGCGTAGTATTGGCTTAGGTTCTGCTCGAACTCATCAACAAACACCACATCCCAATTTGAACAAGCTAGGCGCCATAGTGAATCTACCGAACAGACCAGAACGTGCGCATTGCGTAGCGCGATGTTTGCATCGGTTCCTGGTACAGGGTCTTTAATGATGAGGTCTTGATAAAATTCAACCGAGACGTTCTCTTTTGCTAGACCTTCTTTTAGTGATTTCGCCAACGCAACACGGTGAGAAATAACTAAGGTCTTTTTGTCAGGGTTTTGTTTGATGTAGTTTTGAACCACTGTCGATTTACCCGTACCCATATCAGATTCGATCAGGTTCAAGCCTTCGCGAATAGATGCGGTAAGGTAGCGAGTGTTTGACTCTACTTTTTCGAAACCACGAATGTTTAGCAGCTGCTCTTGAACAGCTTGCCATCCAAGATTGATAAACGTATCGCTCCAGTCAAAGCCGTCTGTTTGCGGTAGTGTCCAAAAACAGTTGTTGCTTTGAATGACTTCCCGGCCTGCTTTATCGTTATCTGGTGCCGCAATAAACTGAATGTCTGGATGCTTTTCTCTTAGCAGCTCAATGATGAAAGGAATGTTACCTTCACCGATTGGCGTAACGATTACCTCACCCGTTGATACGTGCGCAGAGTAGGCATCGGCAAAACCACCGACCACAAAAACACGTTTGGGTCCATGGTCCCGAAACTCACCAAAGGTGCAAAAGCCAAGGTCCGTACGTGCGTTATCGCTAGATAGTTTATTGATGGTGCGCTCACCGACTTGAAAAGCATTATCTAAAATACGCTCAAAGCCGCAGAAGCGGCCTTGGTTAAATAGCTCTTCATAGATAGGCCAAACCAAGCAAGGGTTGTTGTACTTATCACGACCAAGGCGAACGTCAACGAAACGGCTAATGTCAGCCATTTGCTTTTTGATCATGTACCCCGTAGGAGCGAAGTTATCCGGCCATCCAAGGAAAAGTTTTTCTTCCTTTTTTAGTTCGTTCCACTGCTCTTGCTCGGCTTGAATACGGCGACGTTCTGCGGCCTTTTTGCGCTTCTCGTAGTCAGCGAATAGCTTTTGTCTTTCTTCCTCAGAATAATCTTTCTTCTTCGGTTTCCAGCCTGCTTCCATTGCTTCGTAAATGAAAGAGCCAAAGCTAGTACGCTTTACACGTTGGAAGTTCTTCCACCAGCTCTTAAAGCCGCGCTTATCGTAGGAGTTGCCTGTTGCTGACCAGCGTTCAAAAATGTCTCTGGCATCATTGCCATATTCAGACACTAACGCACGGCCAATCTTAGACCATCGTTTGTAGGGTAAATCTGGAGAGATATGACTGAGGGCTTCCTCAGCTTCATATAGTTCTAGTTGTATGTAATTAGCCATCATCGGTCCATCATTTTTATGACAGATACTGCAATGGAATCTACCGAAGTAAATTTCCTATTGCATAGACGCGAATAGGCCGCTAGAATTGAAACCAACAAATGGCGTTGTTTGGTTCGGTTCTAGCCGCCTAACACATGAAAAAAGCTGGTCGGCACAACCGGCTTTTTTTGTATCTGTAATTCTTGAATTGTCTTTTAAATCAACAACATAACAAAGCTGAAATTTTTCTCTTTTTTCAAAAATCACTTTATCCACCATGCATGTCGTTGTTTAGCTATCGGCACAATAGTAAACCATTCATACATGAATAAACAAGTGATCAGCTGATCATTTTACTTATTCTAAATTGAATATTAGTAGATTATGAGACTTTGCGATCATCAATAACTCTACATACTACACCCTTTATATGGGTTGTTTCAGTAACTTTTATCACAGGGTATTGAAGATTTAACGGTTTTAGATACCTCGCACCACCATCTTCCACCAGTTGTTTAAAGGTGGCTTCTTGTGTTGACTCATCCACGGCCACAACGAACTTACCCACGTAGTCTTGAATTGTTCCAGATACATCGGGATTTACCAGGATAAAACTGCCGTTTGGAAAGTGATCTTTGCCTCCGCAATTTTCCATCGAGGTACCGTTCACTTTTAATAGATAAGCATTTTTCGGTGATTTACCAGGAATGAACTTAGTTTCTTGGTTGTGCTTTTCAATACACGGGCTTTCGCCCCAGTTCCCTGCTTGAACCCAAGATAAGACCGCTATATCACGCCCTGCGTTTTGGTTAACAGAACGCTTTCGGGTTGGCGCAGGCATGCTGTCTAGGTTCGTCTCTGGAATTTCCCTATGAAGTCTTTTTTCCAACTCACTCAAAGACCATCCAAATAACTTGCAATAACCATCAACGATAGGCCAGCTCGGCACCGCCCCTCGCTCTACACGGGATAGCGTAGGCTGAGAGCAGTCAATCCCCCACTCTTTAAAAGTGGCGACAACTTCATCAAGGCTAAATCGCTTTTTTCTCTCTGCTTTGATTATCTCGTGCAGTTCCATTTTCCCACCAGTGATTCAGTAAGCAAAAAACGCCCATATTTCATATATGAAAATTATCTTACATTTCATATTTGGCACATTCATCACGGAATAAAAGAACTCCGGTTTGCTTTTTATTCATATTTGAATAAAATCGGGGATATGAAAACGCCTTTACATAAATGCAGGGCATACGAAGGTATCTCCATAGCTTTTTTAGCTCTGGAAAGCGGTTCTAGCGGCGCAACACTTAGCCGCTTAGAAAGGGGGATATCCAATACGTCAGGCGAAGTGTGTTATCAGGTTCTCGAACGGTACAAGAAGTATGGCTTAACTCTTGAGCACTTGATTTATCCAGAACGCTTCCCCGATTTCGTCATAAATACATAATAGTTGGCAGGCTTTTAAAATGGAACGTCGAAAAAATGACAACAGATTGTCAGCCGTGGTTTTGGACCATATCAATAGCTTTATTGATGAAACTGGTATCGCTGTTGAGAAATTCACTCGCAACAAAGTATTGCCTGAGCTTATTAAAGCTGGCGAACTCACACGACCATTAAAAGATGAAGATAAGTGGGAGAAAACACAATCTCGTCGTCTTGTTCGCTATATCGATGGCGAAAATCAACTTCACATCAATTGGGTTTTCCCTTTCATTGCAAGCTTGCCTGAAGCGTACCGCCAGCCATTAAAGAATGAGCTTTGCGGGATGCTAGGTTCTTATTTTGTCGCGTTGACCGCATCAAAAAGCTTATCGAATGGCACTGAAACACGTTCGCATCTTCCTCAGATGGCGAAAGAATGGGGTGACATCTTAGTTAAAGCCAATCCAGCAATGGATGGTGCTTTTACCCCTGATGATGACCCAGTTGAAGTTCTTAATTACGCAAACGAAATCGCAGAGTGCATTGGTGTTCTCATGGCTGAGCTAGGCGCCATTAGTCGCGCAACGAACATTGAGCCTTCTGCCGTGAAAGCATTCCGAAACAGCACCTTGTTTGTGTAAAGGGGTGTGACTATGCGCGTTAAGTTCAACGAAGAGGGATTGCGAGAAGAGCTACGTGAAGCGATGTTGGTTGTGCCACGCACTCGTGGCCAGCTTGATGGCTTTGCCGATAGCGGATGCAGTGATAGCCGTTTTACTCGCCAATCTCATTACGACATCACCGACGATAACGGCAACAAGATTGCCAGTGTAAAAGCGCCAGTGGTGACCACGTTGGCTTGCCGAAAGTTCAAGCAGTCACCTTGCCCACTTCCTCCTAAAGCTTTTGTTTATGCAAGGTTGCTACGCGATATGAATTCTAACCCTGAGCATATATCTGATTGGCTGCGCTACTGCTACAGCGAAGGCGCAAAAATGCCAACGAAAACCCTGCTGCTTGCGCTGTTGGATGAGTTTTACCAACAAGAGTCCAAGAACCTCGGCAAAGAATCAAAAAAGTTGATCGCGCACTTGGCCTTGGTGGCTTGCCAACAAAAACGCGAGCGCATTAACGGCGGCACGATGCTGCTGACTCAGGCAGTGATTGCAGAGAAATCAGGAAAAAAGCTTTCTGCTTGGGAAAAGTCATGGGCGAAGCGCTGGACGCGCTTGCTCGACATATTAGGCACGTTTGATCAAAAGGGGCTTGAACATGTGCATGAATGCCGCCGCAGAGCAAAAGCTACCAGAAGGAATGCCGACCTGCCTGTGCAATCGGTACTTCGAGCAGCCGCCCGAGCATACGTGGCTGCCTGAATGGGACTGCAGCGAGGGAACGGGGGAACACATCCTGTTTTGCCCGAGCTGCAAGTACCAAGTTGGCCCTTTTGATAATAAGCCTGCCGCGATAGCGAACTGGGCTTTGTTAAACCGACACGGTGATGAGCAAGTTTACAGCAACTGGAAAAGAAACTACGCCGCCCATTACCCAGCACAAGATTATTTACGCCAGGAGATAGCATGAGTAATTCAAAAATTAAAGTCACGATTAATAACCCACCAGCTGTGAGTTTAATTACTGAGTCTGATTCGAAAGAAACCCTAATTTCCGTTCGGATGTTAAAGAGAAACCCAATTGTGGACCTTTCATTAGCAGAAATGGAAAGAATGCCATATTCATCCATTCGAGATCAGCTAATTCAGGCGTTTTTAAACGCTTTGGCTTTGCCGCATTACCGGAATTTGAACTGCAAGTTTATCTCTCACGAAGAGCATCGCGTTCGCGTTCATATTCACCTGCCTGACGACTCGCTGTATGAGCGCAGTTTTACCACTTCCAAGGGTCGTGATAAGGCTATGCGCAAAGCACTTAAAGAGCGTGACAACATTGGCAAGAAAGCATGGGGTAAGTTTTGGGATCGCGTTCTCAGTGAACCTGGCTTTTTCGAGCGTATGCCGCATTCGTTAGAGCCGAAGCAAATCAACAAAGTGAAAGTGAACAAGAACGGAAGCAAAGTGGTGTTCCCTTACTACGCCGCGATTTGGGCCGACCATTCCGGTAAAGGATGCGGCAAAAAGACCAAACTTTTCAGTATTAAAAAGATGGGTGCTTTAGGGGCTTACAACGCAGCCAAGCGCCACCTGCAAGAGGTGCATGCGGATTACATCCCCGTGATTAAGCACATGGAACGATTCAACGTAAACGAGCTGCTTTAGCTCAGACCAAATTAGCCAGGAGATAGGACGATGAAAGAAATTAAAATGACAATGCAGGAAATTAATCAACTTCATGCATCAGGCAATATTGATGAACAAACTGCTGATAATAAGTTGCTAATCGTATTGGGTTACGAACTAAGCAACCGAATGCGCGAAGCTCGCGCTAATGGTAAGCGTGGTTGGTGGAATCCTGAAGTTTGCTCCATTGAGTTCTTGAAAGAACAGGCCATTAAAAACCTTGGCGAAGGCAACGTGCTGGACGCCATCATATTTAGCGCTATGGTTCTTCTGCGCAATGAGGGACAAACAAACACGTTGGTTTTTGATACATCCACACTAGGCGACCTTACCGAACTTGCTCCAAGACACTGCGCATTCTTCGAAGATGTATATGACCGAATAACGCAAGCGAACCTCTCTTTTGAACTTGCCACGCCAACGACTAAGGCAATCATGATTGCAGGCAAAATGCTCGAGCAAACCATGAAAGAGATCGAACGCCTTAATCCGCACAAAGAATCCTCTACTGGTGAACTATCACCGGCTATCGAAAACATGATTGAAGACGCTGGTCTGGAAATCACGGATGTAAAACACATCATCCTTGCTGCTCAGGCTGAAACGCAAAGGCAAATGTGCACAGCACTAGACCAATCAGCAGGACGATTTGAGAAAGAGATTGCTGGTTGGGAGCCAACCAATTAAGGAGCCACCATGGAGACCACTGACCTAACGCAAAACCCGTTTACTTTTGAAAGCTTTTTTCAAGCGGAGTCTTACCTAGAAAAACAAGGCTATCACTGCGAGCACGAACGCTGGATTCATAAAAATAAACAGGATGTGTCCGTGGTCCCAAACGGTAGCGGCGTCAAAATTGAACCTATTAAACATTAAGAGTTAGCTATGAGTATTTTCCCTAAAAACTCGATGGTCTACCGCCATAACCTTGGCTTTAGCTTTGACCTCGAAAAGCTTGAAGAGCAGATGAAAGAGTTCTCGTACACACCATGCGGTGAAACAGATAAGCAAAAGTTTGGCTGGACCCCTGCGCTTGGCAAGAACACCGAAAATTTTGTGCACATCGCAGACCAATACGCGCTCATCGTGGCGAAAAAGGAAGTAAAGAACATTCCTGCTGCTGTTATTAAAGAATCCATGGACGAGAAAGTTGAGGCATTCGAAAAGGCAGAAGGTCGACCAATGCGCAAGAAAGAAAAAGACGCATTGAAAGACGACCTCATGATTGAGCTATTGCCGCGAGCGTTTAGCCAGTACACCTATTTCTCGGTATTCATTAACACCAAGTCGAACTTGGTGGTTGTGGACGCATCGTCATTTAAAGCGGCAGAAGATGTACTTGCCCTACTTCGTAAAACCATTGGTGGCCTGCCAGTGATTCCTGCGGTCCCTGTTAAGGCGATTGAAAACACCATGACTGAGTGGGTTAAGGAAGGCGCAGTGCCTTCTGGTTTCACTCTGCAGCACGATATTAAGTTGACGTCCGTGGTTGAAGATGGTGGTAGCGCTCAATTCAAGAAGCAGGAAATTGGCTCAGATGAAATCAAAGCCTGCATTGAGGCCAACAAGGTGGTCACTTCATTAAAGATGGATTGGCAAGAACGCATTGAATTCACACTGGCCGATAGCGGCACGATTAAAAGCCTCAAGTTCTCAGACCAACTTCAAGGCCAAAACGATGACATTCCACGCGAAGATGTGCTTGCGCGTTTGGATGCGGATTTTTGTTTGGCTGCAGGCAATGTCTTCGAGTTCTTGAAAAGTCTTTATACCGAACTGGGTGGTTTTGAGGGTGAAGAGCACCTTTACACCAAGGATGAAAACGCCGAACCAAACACAGAAGCACTGCCTAAGAAAATCACTTTCACGAAGAAGGATGCTGAAAAGTTATCTGTTCTTGTCGGCATGCCAGTACAAGACGCACTGCTAACCGATGTAATTAACCTTGTTGTTGAAACAGGTCGCTCTGTCGTTGGAACTTTTGATGATGAGGAACCAATGCTGAAAGAGATGATTGCTCATGTTGTTAAAACGGAACGTGCGTCAGTTTCTAACCTTCAGCGTCAATTCAAAATTGGTTACAACCGAGCAGCTCGAGCGATGGAGCAAATGGAGGCATACCAAGCGGTGTCGCCAGAAGGCTACAACGGTAAGCGCTCAGTACTAATCAAGGAGGCTGAATAATGGCAAGTCGTGGAATTAATAAAGTCATCCTAGCTGGCAACTTAGGCAATGATCCTGAAGTGCGTTATATGCCAAACGGCGGCGCAGTGGCAAACATTACCATCGCCACCAGCGACCAATGGCGCGATAAGGCTACGGGAGAACCGCGCGAGAAAACCGAATGGCACCGTGTGGTGCTGTTTGGAAAGTTGGCAGAAGTGGCAGGTGAGTACCTTAAAAAAGGCTCGCAAGTTTACATTGAAGGCCAGATGCAGACGCGCAAATGGCAAGACCAAAGCGGCGTTGACCGTTACTCCACTGAAGTGGTGGTGCAAGGCTTTAATGGTGTGATGCAAATGCTTGGTAGTCGCCCTCAAAACCCACACGCAGGTGGATGGGGACAGCCACAACAACCACAGCACCCTCAACAACAGCAGCAACAGTATCGCGGACCGCAACAGCAACAAGCGCCACAGCAGCAGTACAACGAGCCGCCGATGGACTTCGACGACGATATCCCGTTCTGACGATTACCTGAGACAAAGGAATATCAATGCAATCGGATTCCAACCAACTTATCGCTTATGTGATGACTCACCATCGAAAGGTGGTGAAGTCTCAAGCCGATGCCATGGATTGGTTGGATAAAAACCTGCCAACGTGGCGAACGGCACCCGTGCCAGAGCCAGTTAGCACCATTTATTACGATGGTGAATCAGATGGATATGACAATGAGTAACGCTCTCCCTGAGCTCAAATTAACGAATGCCAATTTTGAATTGGCATTAAAGGGCCGCAAGCTCACTTCGGTGCGACTTGGCCATAAGGATATTGCGCCTGGTCTTTGCGAATTGGTTAACGTTGAAACGGACCAAAAGAAGACCATTAACATTTGGTATGTAAACCGCTGCCTGCTTTCGGATTTGGAGCTGAATGACGCAAGGCTTGATGGCTTTAATACCGTTGAAGATTTAAAGGCCGAACTGCGCCGCTGTTACCGCCGATTCATTGAAGACCGCGAACCAGTTACGCAAGTGCATTTTGATTTGGTCGCAGACGAGAAGGTGGCGTGATGTATCAGTTATTACCAGGTGAAATTGTTGTCGATAACTTTGCAGGTGGCGGCGGTGCCTCCACTGGCATCAGCTTAGGTCTAAATCGACACGTTGATATTGCAATTAACCATGACCCCGAAGCGATTGATATGCACAAGGTCAATCACCCTGAGACAGAGCACTACTGCGAATCGGTTTGGGATGTTGACCCAGTTGAAGCCTGCAAAGGTCGCCCTGTTGGATTGGCTTGGTTCTCCCCTGACTGTAAGCACTTTTCAAAAGCGAAAGGTGATCGTCCGGTGAGCAAGAAGATTCGCGGCCTTGCTTGGGTAGCAGTTAAATGGGCGCTTAAAGTTCCTGTTCGTGTGTTCATGCTGGAAAACGTTGAAGAGTTCATGACATGGGGACCTGTGGCGAACATTAACGGTAAGTTTCGCCCTTGCCCAGCAAGGAAAGGTGAAACGTTTGATGCTTTCGTAAAGGCGCTAACTACTGGTTTGTCACCTTATCACCCTGCATGGAGTGAAATGTGCGAGGCGATAGGAATTGAAGATGATGTGGAAGCGAAAAGAAAACTACGCAATGGCCTCGGTTATACGCTTGATTATCGCTTACTAAAAGCTTGTGACTATGGCTGTGGTACAAGCCGAGAACGCTTTTTCTTAGTGGCTCGAAAGGATGGTGAAGATATTCAATGGCCAGAACCAACTCACGGCGAAGGTAAGGCGAGTTATGTTACTGCTGCCGATAGCGTTGATTGGTCTATTCCGGTTAAGTCCATATTTGGAAGAAAGCGCCCTTTAGCCCCAAAAACGCTTGAGCGTATCGCAAAGGGATTAGAGAAGTTTGTTATTAACAATGACAACCCTTTCTTCGTTCCTGAGCAAGCGCAAATACCGTTTGTTACGGAATGTGCGAATAGCTCTAACCAACGAAATATGCCAATTGATGAGCCACTAAGAACAATCACGGCTTACCCAAAAGGCGGAAGCTTTGCTCTTGTGACCAGCCACGTAATTAAACTTCGCAATGGAAACATCGGTCACGGCATGGATGAGCCGATGCATACCATTTCAGCCGGTGGCAATCATCTTGGTGAAGTTCGCGCATTTTTAATCAGTTATTACGGGACGAGTGGTGCTCAAGATATAACTGAGCCATTGAATACGATTACGACTAAAGACCGTCATGGATTGGTTGTGGTGAAAATAAACGGGGAAGACTATCAGATCGTTGATATTGGCTTGCGTATGTTTGAACCGCATGAATTGTTCAAGGCACAAGGTTTTGGTGATGACTATAAAATCTCGCATAACAGCGAAGGCAAGAAGTTAACCAAAAAGAATCAAGTCGCCAAGGTTGGCAATTCCGTCCCACCGTTGGTCGCTGAAGCATTGGTTCGAGCGAACCTTGGTCAATGCATGGCTGGAGCAATGGCAGCGTAATGGAAGGGATAAAGGGAAGAATCAGCACCTTCTGGCGCTCTGAAAGTGGCAACGTCTACTTTCGTCTTTATGGCGTTAAGAAGCCTTTTCTTCTCGGCCATGATGTTGATGAAACCCTTATCCCCTACCTCGCTAAGAATTTAGGTGTAAGCACAAACGCCATCGACAAGGGTGACTTCTATTTGGTCACTTGGCTTGGCATTACTTGCAAGGTTCACCTCAGAAAAGATGGCTTACCAGTGGAGTGGTAAAAGCGCGAACTACCGTACCAATGGAAGAAAACCGCCAAGGTGCCGAAGCGTCGCCGCCACTGGTTAAGCGAACACGATTACAACGGCTACTACGAGCCGCTTAAGGATTGAAGAATGAAATGGTATGAGCGCTACTCTCTAATCGTTTTTCTGCTAGCTGCCATTTACTACTTGTTTAAGGGTGTATTTTTTACAAGTTTGCTTTTGTTTATGGGCTGCTTTTGGGTGTTTATGGCTAAGTGTCACCGAACGCTATGTTTAACTCTTGCCATTGAAGTTAACAGATACTTGAAGCACAACGATAACCAACAAACTAAAAAGGATTAAATAATGAGCAAAGATTTAGTCAATAACACGGAATCTAACGAAATCAAAACGGTACAAGAGGCTGCGATACTGCTTAGAGAGGCGATTCAAGCCGCTGAAGAGTTTGGCCTTGTGCGTACTGAAGATGGCCAGGTAATCACAGGCGCTCAGCTCTCTGAACATGGCGTTATATTAGTTAAGGAGTAGGTCATGGCTTTGGTTGCTAATATTTATTGGGTTTGCCCTGAATGTAAAACGAAAAACACTGCTCAGGTTTATCGTGAGTATCACCACGAACCTAGTTATGAAAGTTCTAGCGTTCCTGCTTGTTGTGATCTTCGATGGAACCCTCCTTGCAAAACATGTGGAGAGTTTAAACTTGAAGATCGTGAAGACAGTGAATCAGAAGAGTTGACGGCCATGCCTATTGTATCGGTTAACGAGCCTAGTGAGGGGTAATGAAAAAGTTCTACATTGCTGGGCCTGTTAGCAAAGAACCAGGCGGCAACTATGCCGCCTTTAAACAGGTAGCCGACCAAATCACTGAAAGTGGCAACATCGCGCTTTATACCTCTTTGCTGCCTCAAGGTATGAGTGAAGCGGAATACATGAAGTTTGCGCATGCCATGCTAGAAGTCTGTGATGTGGTGGTTCTATTACCTCGCTGGAGTATGAGCGATGGCGCGGTGGCCGAATTCCATTGGGCGGTTAAGTTAGGCAAGAATATCATCCGCGAAGAGCAATTACCTTTGGCCTTCCAGCATCGCAATGTCGATAGTGTGTTATGCGCCGCGACCAATGAGGTGGTTGAGATGGTTAGTTTTGGTTGTCGTTCAATTTAATGGAAGGGTAACGTGCATGTTTAAATCAGAAGAAGAGAAGAAAATTGAAGCGCTAGCGAAGAAATTAAAAAGTAGAGACAAGCGCCTTTCTTGGAGTACATGCCTAAGAAAGGCCAAACAACAGTCTAGGTGTTTCAATAAATAGGTCATTCAAAAACGTTTGGATAACCTTAACAATCAATATATGTACAAATTGAGAGAATTTAACACAACATATAGTTGCAAAGGTGGGGTTGTTGGTATATCGTTTACCTAACATGCGGTTTTTGTATCTCGCAACAATTTATTTTATAGCCTCGCCTTCGTGCGGGGCTTTTTTATACCTGGAGATGGGCGCAGTAATGCGCCTTTTTTATTTATGCTAGAGAAAAAACACAAGCGTTGGGCGCTTTCTGCTCTAGCAGCGGCGCTTATCGCATTCATAGTCGCCAAGGGTGACCGTATCACTGCGGCGATTGGTAGCTTTACTGCTGCGATGGGTGCTCTAGGTTGGAGTGAGTTGTCAATGATAGTAGGTATCACTTGTACCATTCTGACCTTTGTCATTACGAATACGGTGAACTTCGTCTTCCGAAAAAAGGAATTCGAACTGAAACGTGAAGCGCAATTGATGCAATTGACAGGAGAGGATGAGACTTAATGCAGCACACTAAGAAAATCGTTTGTTCCGTCATGGCCGTTATCGGCGTGATTGTTGGTGGTGCTGTAAAGGATGATTCCAAACTCTCAGCCAGTATTGAGCCAACGGCGCAATATGATGCGGTCAGTAAGGATGTTCGCCCTGTTGATGATTGGGAGCGAATTGGTCTGGTTGAGATTGGCGGTGTTGAGGTTGGCGAGCTGATTGTCTCGCCCAAGGCACTGGAGGTTATCGGTAATGCGGAAGGATGCAGACGAAGCCCTTACACCTGCCCTGCAGGGTTAAAAACCGATGGTATTGGTAACACGCACGGTGTTACTGACGGAATTAAAAGCGATGAACAGATAGCCATTGATTGGACTCGAAATATCATCGCTGCACAGAATTGTCTCGCGTCATCCGGTGATGTGGCTTCGATGAGCCAGGGCCAAGTTGATGCTTTCACATCGTTCATATTTAACACGGGTTGCACGCGATTCAAGCACAACCGTGATGGTAGCGAGACACGCATTTACCACAAGATTAAGCAGGGTTGGTTTACTGGCGCATGCAATGAACTGAAGTATTGGCGAAAAGGCGGCGGAAAGGTATTACCTGGCTTAGTGAAACGCAGAGAATTGGAGGCCAATCTATGTCATGGATTAAAAAGTTCATAGGCGTTGGCCCTTTGATTGTTATTGCGGTTTTGGTTGGCCTGCTGTTTATCAGTGATAGCCAAACGCAAAAGGCGCGAGAATCTTTGAGCCAAGCTTCCTCAGAACTCGCTGCCGAGAGGGCAAAGTTAGATGTTGCGATTGCTTTTAACACATCGCAGAACGAGACGATTAAGTCGCTTAATCAGCAATTGGTGGACGCGCAAGTGGCCGATGAGTGGATGCGAAAGTTCAATGTGTCCATGGACACGAAGCTTAAGACCACCATGCTGGAGTTAGGGAAGATATTTGATGAAGAAGCAAAGAGTTTTAGTCCTGGGTGCGACGATCGGTTTAGCGATGGCGTCACTCATCGGATGCAGCAGTACTACCAATCAAGAAAAGGAAGTGGTGTTCCAGATTGAATCGGTGCCAATGCTTCCACCACCAGCATTACTTGCTCCATGTGTATCACCATTCGACGAGCCGATGAAGACTCACAGCGAGCGAGAGTCAGCCACTCGGGATATCACTTGGAGCATTGCTTTCGATAAGTGCGCGGTTCGACCCGACAAGATTAAACAGTGGTACCAAGACAAACAGGCAGACAAGTAGCGTTACTAATTGATTGCGTACTTACTATCTCCCATTAAAGCCAGCGATTGCTGGCTTTATTTCTAAGTGGCTTTACGAGGCTACTTAGAAATGATGAGCGCATTAATAACCAGAGGGCAGAGTATGCAGTGATTAACTCCCAAGTGGGCGGGTGACGACAACTGAACGGGCAGGCTAGACGAGCGTCACGGAAACCAAACTCATGACAGTCACGGTATGGACAATCCACCAGACCGTGACAAACCCGAGCCATACAAAGGAAAAGTCGATAGTTGTTTAGGTGGCGCACTGGATTGTGAACAACCATTCGACGCTTTATTGCTGAACGTTCTCGGTGAGAGTGTTGAGCAATAAAGGAGAAGTGACCGAGAGGCCGATGGTGTTCCCCTGCTAAGGGAATGTGCGGCAACGCACCGAGGGTTCGAATCCCTCTTTCTCCGCCAATCAATCAAAGAGTGAGACCACGCTATGTGCCAATCAGTATCGATGTTCGAGTCTGTCATGAATACGCAATGCCAAGCATTGGAGAAGATGATGACCAATCAAGAGACATGTAACCCTCAGCTAATGGAAGAGGCGAAGCAGCTACTTGAAGAGGCGAACATCAAAGCGATTCAAGCAGCGAAGCAAACGACCACGACTCAGAACGAGGTGGCGTGATGTGTCGCTTCCACGTTGATTCGGCACAGTTCAAGCGTGATCGCGAAAAGGCAGAGCGTGCGGTGCGTAAACTCAAGCAGGCCGAGCCCAAATTGGAACGGGTCCTTTCGGGCACCCTGAGCGACCACGGGGGCTCGACCTCGCAGAAAAGCTCTCGTTAAAAATTTTTTTTATTTTGGAGGTTTCCGGTTTCCGGTCAAAAACCATGAATGAGCGAACTATTCAACCCGAGCAAAAAGTTCACGCAGTTGGACATAGCGACGCTTCTTGGCATTTCATCTAGGCAGGTCCGAAACCTTACGCAACAAGGGGTTCTGCCTGTCGCCAAAGGGCGAAATGGTATCGATCCTCTTGCGTGTATCCATGCTTACATTACCTATAAATCGCAATCAAAAGCCTCCGATTCAAAACCGGAAACCGAGCAAGAAGATGAGGAAGCGTTTGCGAATTAGAACGCGATCTCAAGATAGAGGAACGGCGCGAAAGTTGGCGATGCTAAAGCCAAGCGCGTACTGTTTGAAA